AAAATGGTACAAGCTTCAAAAGGTGAGATGAAAGAATGGGTTGTATCTCAAACTTTATATGAAACACTTGCAACAATGGAAGATGGTCAAGGTAGATTAATCTTTACTAATGGTATCGGTGGATTATCTGCAACTATGTTAGGTTATCCAGTTAGATTTAGTGAAAGAACACCTACTAAAGGTGCTAAAGGTGATTTAATGTTATTAGATTTATCTTATTACTATATCAAAGATGGTGCTAATATGGTTTTAAGTGCTTCTGAACACGTTAAATTTACACAAGATAAAACATTGTTTAAAATTGTTCACAATGTAGATGGTCAATCATCAATGAATGATAAATTAAAACTAGAAAACGGTGAGACAGTATCTCCATTCGTTATCTTAGATGTACCTGCGGTATAAGGAGTAAATTATGAATAAATTAGCAGAAAAACTATCAGTAGTACAAGCAATTGCACCACAAGATATAGGAACAGCAGATGTAACTGGTTCATACATTAGTATGACTGGTTGCAATAGAGTTTTAGCAGTTTTAACAACAGCTTCATTAACAGCTGGAAAAATTGCAGGTATTGAATTATTACAAGCTACGAGTGCAGCTGGTGCAAATGCAAAAGCATTAAAAGTAGCAGTAACTGGAACAGCTCCAGTTGGTAATGGTGTGGTTACAGTTCAAGTTGAGGTATTAGCTGATGAGTTTGATACTAACAATGGATTTGCATACTTTGCAGTAAAAGCGAGTTGTGATGAAAATTCAAAAGTTGGTGCAGCAGTAGCAATAAAAGGCGATTTAAGATATAGCAATTAGCTGTATCTTAAAGAAAGGTAACTTATGCAAGTAAAAATAAAAACTCCATATTTTGATAAAAATCTTGATAGAGCAATCGAAAAAGATGAAGTAATCGAAATTAATGAAGATAGACAAAACGAACTAAAAGCAGTTGGTATTGAGTCTGAAATTGTTGAAGAAACAATCGAAAAAGAAGAAGTAAAAGAGAAAAAAGGTAAATAATGAATTTAATTCAAACAGTATCACCACTACAAGAGCCTTTAAGTTTAGAAGATGCTAAAAACTTTATGCACATTATTGAAGATGATGAAGATACGCTAATTGAGTCGTTTATAAGTGGTGCAAGAGAATACGCAGAAAACTATACTAATCGACAATTAATGACTGCTACTTTTGAATTAACAAATGAAATTATTTATTCAGGTTTTGCACTTCCTAAAAATCCAGTTCAATCAGTTTCTAAAATTGAATATATGGATATTAACGGAACTTATCAAATTATGAGTACAGATGATTATTATGTGTATATAGAGAATGAAATCACTAAACTACATATTAATCAATTACCACCTTATAAACAAGACAAGAGAGCGTTTAAAATCACTTTTATTAGTGGTTATGATGTTGTTCCTAGTGGAATTATTGCTTATATTCGTATGGCTGTATCTACAATGTATGAAAATAGAGAAAACTATGTAATTGGAGTTAGTATTGATAAAAATGCTAATCCATTACTAGACAAGATGTTAAATATGTTTAGGATTCAACCAATATGAGAAGTGGAAATCTAAGACACAAAATCAAGTTCCAAACTATTGGATCAGCAACTAATGATTTTGGAGAAATAGAACAAGGTAATTATCAAGACTTTAAAACTGTTTGGAGTTCAATAACTCCAATTAGTGGAAAAGAAACATTTTTAGCTAATAAAGATTTTGCAACAGTTACACATAAAATTAAAATTAGATTTATTCCCAGTTTAAATGCTTCAATGCAAATAGATTATATGGGAAGAAAATTTAAGATTATGAATATCCGTAACTTTGGAGAAATTGGAAAAGAGTTAGAGATTTTAGCAGAGGAGCAGATTAATGATTAGTGCAACTTTTGATACTAAAAAACTAATTGAAACTTTGAAAACTTTACCTAAAAACATTCAAAAAAATGTTATGGCTGGTGCAACTTTAGCTGGTGCGAATGTAGTAAAAGAGGAAGCTAGAAACAGAGTAAGAGTGAAAACTGGAAACTTAAAAGCTAGTATTGGAACTACAAGAAGAAAAGCAAAAGGTAAAAATGAAATTGTTTTTTCTGTAAGCCCTAGAAAAGGTGGAAAAAATGACGGATTTTATGGAAGATTTATTGAATTAGGTACAAGTAAAATGACAGCTAAACCATTTTTAAGACCCGCATTAGAATCATCACAAGATGAAGTATTGCAAAAAACAAAAGAATATATAGCTAATAGACTTCCGCAAGAAGTTCAAAAGGCTAAACAATGACAGAAAGTGATGTATATCAACTTTTAAAATCTAATGTAGCTATAAAAGCTTTAATAAATGAGAGAGTCTATCCAATGGTAGCCCCTCAAAATGTGGCAAAACCTTATATTACTTATAGGGTAATAATAGGACTTAAACTTAAATGTATGGGAGGTCAAATTTATCAAGGCGATTATCGTATGCAACTAGATTGTTTTAGCTTAACATATTCAAATGTTAAAGCTATAAGTAAAGCGGTGGAAAATGCTTTAGAAGGATTTATGTCATCTGATAATATTAATATTATAGATGATTATGAAGATGAAACAGCACTTTTTAAACAAATTATAGATTTTAAAATCAAGGATTAAAATATGAATATTACAGATGTTCAAGGTACGAAATTTTATTTAGTAGATACAACTGTATCAATTACAACTCCTGCAAATGCAGCAACTGCAATAGCTGGTGGAAAAGAAATTACTTGTGTTCAATCAATCGGAAATATTACTTGGACTGCATCGGTTCAAAATTATAGTTGTATTGATTCAAACAATGCAAAAAAATCAAGGGGGTCAATTACATTAGGTAATCAAGCGTTATCTTTATTATTTGATGCGTTTGATACTGCTGGTCAAGATGTTTTAAGAGATATGGCAATTAGTGGAGATAGAAAACAATTAGTTATTGTTTTAACTGATGGTGGTACTACTCCTACTTATTTCTTTTATGAAATACTCTTATCAGGGCAAGACATTCCAATTGCAAAAGATGCAGCGGTTATGTTTGATGTTACTGTTGAAATTGCAACATTACCGCAATATATTTTAGCAACAGCATAATTTTAATGGCGGGTTTGATGTTGTAGTTTTCCCGCCATTATGTTTCACGGGAAACATTTAAAAACTACATACAAATTAAAAACTACAAAGGCAAATTATGAGATTAAACAATGAAGATTTATTAAGATTAAGAAACTTAAAACAAGAAGTTTTAGAAATTCCAGAGTGGAACGGTGAAGTAGTTGTAAGAGAGCTTTCAATCAGTGAAGCAGCAACTTATAGGCAAATGATAAATGAGAATAAGCCTTTATCTGATGTTATTAAATATGCGTGTAGTTGCACTATGGTAGAGCCTACAATGTCAATAGATGAAGACCTAACAAACGTTAGCCAATCATACGCAGAAGGACTTGAAAGAATATTTAATAACATTCCTTTGATTGGAAAAAATAAAGAAGAAAGAGAAGAGTTTTTAAAAAAACAAGCTGAAATTTCTAAAACTCCTAAGTCAGAATTAACAAAAGAAGAAGAAGAAAAAAAGTAAAAGAGGAGCGAAAATTCCTCTTTAAATTAATGCAAGTTACGGGGTTTAACACTGTAACAGAACTTGAAAACTGCATGAGTCTAAGAGAGCTTTATGAGTGGTATGAGTATTATTCGCAAGAGCCTTTTTTAGCGGATAGAATAGAAATGCAATTAGCTACTATTTGTTTACAGATAAGTGGATTTGGGAAGTCTAAATCTAAGCATGAGGATTTTATGATTTGTAAAAAATCTAAACCAATACTTAGTCAAGAAGAAAAAAACAAACAATTAATTAACGCTTTCAAAAGCATTTAAAGGATTTAAATATGGCATTATCACTTGGTAGTATTCTAATTGATATCAAATCAGATACAACTCAACTTATTCAAGGTTTCAACAGAGCCGAAGCAGCCGTAAACAAAACAACAAAACAAATGACTTACGCCGTTAAAGGATTAATCGGTGCTTTTGTTGGTTTAAATACTTTAGATATTGCTAAAAACTTCACAACTCAATTAGACTTAATTACATCTGCAAACAATAAACTTAAATTAGTTA